GACAGCACCGACTACCCGATGGAGCGGATCGGACGGGCGGAGTACTTCGACCTGCCGGACAAGGATCTGCCTGGCCGGCCCAACCAGTTCTACGTTGACCGGCAGGTCAACCCGGTGCTCAAGGTCTGGCTGGCACCGGACCGCAACACCGATGTGCTATTGATCGACAAAATGACCCGTATTGACGCTGTTGATGCTTACCCGGACACGCCCGACATGCCGTTCCGGTTCTACGAGTGCATGGTCGCAGGGCTGGCGTACTACCTGTCGATGAAGTTCGCGCCCGAGCGGATCCAGCTCATGAAAGCCGTGTACGAGGAGTGCTTCCTGCGGGCCTCGCAGGAGGACCGTGACCGGGCGAGCTTCAAGGTGGCGCCCTACGGCAGAGGGCGCAGGCCATGAGCCGGCGCGAGCCCAAGGGCATCTCGGACCGCAGCGGGTTTGTCTACCCGCTCCGGCGCATGCGCAAGGAGTGGACCGGCCTGCTGGTCGGGCCGGACGAGTACGAGCCCAAACACCCGCAGCTGACGATCCGCAGGACGCCTGTGGATCCCAAGCCGCTGCTGAACCCCAGGCCTGACCGGATTGACCCGCTGACGGTGCTGCTGAACGCGCCAGACCTGCCGGGCCAGCCGTTCACACAGACCGTTCTGGTCGGTCTGGCGAGCATCCAGGTGGTATCCCCATGAGCTACACATTTGCACAGCTGTCACAGGCGCTACAGGACTTTCTGGAGACTGATGAAGCCACGTTTGTGGCCAACGTCGGGCAGTTTGTGCGGCTGGCTGAGGAGCGGATCGTCAAGTCGGTCCAGCTGTCCGAGTTCTACAAGGAACAGACGCTGACGCTCGTCCCCGGCACGGCGACGGTGGCGCTGCCGGCAGACCTGCTGGCGTTCCGGTCTGTGCTGCTCAAGGCCGGTGACAACCGCACGCTGCTGGAGCAGAAGGACACGTCGTTCACCAACGAGTACTGGCCGGATGCGACAGAGACCGGCACGCCCAAGTTCTATGCTTTCGAGCAGCAGGATCTGCTCCGGCTGTCGCCGACACCGGCCTCGGCGAACCAGCTGGTGGTGCGCTACGTCTACCGCCCGCAGTCACTGGTGGACGTGACCGCGGGGCAGATGACATGGCTCAGCCAGTACGCGCCGGACGCGATGCTGTACGGTGCGCTGGTCGAGGCGGCGATCTTCCAGAAGGCACAGCCGGCTGACATTCAGCTGTACGACGGCCGGTTTGTCTACGCCGTGCAGCGGCTGAAGAACCTGGGCGAGGCGGAGCAGCCGATCGACCACCTGCGGTTCGGACAGATCAGGGTGCCGCGATCATGATGACCAACTCTTTCCGGCAGGAGGTGCTGCAGGGCACGCATGACCTGCTGAACGACACGCTGAAGATGGCGCTGTACCGGCCTGCGGCAACGCTGGACGTCACCACCGCGGTCTACACGTCCAGCAACGAGGCCTCGGGTGGCGCGTATGTTGCCGGCGGTGCAACCGTGGCGAACGTGACCATTGCGCTGGTGGGGGCTGAGGTGCAGGTGTCTTGTGATGACATCAGCTGGCTCACGGTTGACGGGACTGTGCGGTACGCCCTGCTGTACAATTCCAGCAAGGCGATGAAAAGTATCGCGGTTTACGACCTGTCAGCAGACAGAACCCCGGGGGGCCAGCCGCTGACACTCTCCCCGCAACCGTTCCTGCTGGCGACGAGGTAATCATGGCAAGCACCTACTCAACGAACCTGAAGATCGAGCTGATCGGCTCCGGCGAGCAGGCAGGTACATGGGGCACCACGACCAACACCAACCTTGGCACGACGCTGGAAGAGGCGATCACCGGCATCGCGGTTGCGGACTTCCCGTCGGACGCGGACCTGACGCTGGCGTTCAACGACGTCAACACCAGCCAGGTGTTCCGGAATCTGGTCCTGAGCGTCACCTCGACGGGGTCGCTGACCACCACCCGCAACCTGATCGTGCCGACGATTGAGAAGCAGTACTACGTCTGGAACGGCACGACGGGCGGGCAGTCGATTGTCGTCAAGACTGTTTCTGGAACCGGGGTGACGGTGCCCAACGGCGCGAAGATGCTGGTGTTCGCCGACGGGACCAATGTGGTCGAAGGGCTGACCCGGATCAACGGAACAGACGTCCCATCCAGCAAGACACTGGTCACCACCGACGATACGCAGACGCTGACGGGCAAGACAATTGACCTGTCCAGCAACACGGTCACCGGCACCTTGGCCGAGTTCAACACAGCGGTCAGCGACGCCACACTGGCGAGTCTGGCCGGCACTGAAACGCTGACAAACAAGACCGTGGATCTGGCCAGCAACACGTTGACCGGCACGACGGCTGAGTTCAATACCGCGCTGAGCGACGGCAGCTTTGCGACGCTGGCCGGCACCGAGACGCTGACCAACAAGACCATTGACCTGGCCAGCAACACGCTGACCGGGACGGCGGCCGAGTTCAACACGGCTGTCAGCGATGCCACGTTCACCACGACCAGTGGCACAGAGACGCTGACCAACAAGACCATCAACCTGACCAGCAACACGTTGACCGGCACGACGGCAGAGTTCAACACCGCGTTGTCGGACGGCAGCTTTGTCACGCTGGCCGGCACAGAGACGCTGACCAACAAAACGCTGACGTCTCCTGCGATCACCACCCCGACGGGCATTGTTGCCGGGGACATCGGCTACACCAACACCGACGTGGCGCTGGTGTCCACCGACACCCAGGACGCGATTGACGAGCTCTGCACCCTGCCCCCGACGACCAAGAGCACCGACTACACGCTGGTTGCTGCGGATACTGGCGGGCTGGTGTCGATCAGCAGCGGCACGTTGACGGTGCCTCCCAGCGTGTTCAGCGCGGGTGACGTTGTCGTGGTGTACAACAACGCAGCGACGTCGCGCACAATCGCCAAGGGCAGCGGCGTGACGCTGTACTGGATCGACGGGGCCGACGCCAACCGCACACTGGCTCAGCGAGGCTTGGCGACCATCGTGTGCGTCGGATCCGACACGTTTGTTATCACCGGGCAGGGGCTGACCTGATGGCAGGGGTGCATGCAGCTCTGGCCGGCGCCAAAGGGTTTCAGTCGATCTTGGCGACCGGAGGGACCGTATCTGACGTCACGATTAGCGGTGTGACATACCGGGTGCATGCGTTTACGTCGAACGGCACGTTTACTGTGTCTACGCTTGGCACCGAGGGCACTGTGGATGTGCTGGTGGTTGCTGGCGGCGGTGGCGGTGGCGGCAATGTTCGCATACGCGGAAGCGGCGGGGGCGGTGGCGGAGGACTGGTCTACGCCAGCGGTGAAGCCGTCACAGAGACAAGCTACAGCGTTACTGTCGGCGGCGGCGGGGCCGGTGGCGCGGCTAATTTGAACACAAACATTGATGGGCGAGGGTCTAACGGCGGCAATAGCACCGCGCTTGGTTACACTGCGCTTGGCGGCGGTGGCGGTGGGTCGCGCAACTACAATGGTCGGAGTGGCGGGTCAGGTGGTGGCGCAGGATCGGGCACCACGTCTTCACGGTCTGGCGGTTCAGCGACACAGCCAGGCTCTGCGAGCGGCGGGTTTGGCAATGCTGGCGGATCATCGTCAGGTAGCTTTGCGATTACTGACGGCGGGACTCGCGCAGCAGGCGGCGGTGGTGGGGCTGGAGCAGCCGGGCAAAATGCCGTGTCCAGCGGCGGAGACGGCGGTGTCGGACGGGATTACAGTGCAACTTTTGGCACTGGGTTTGGTGAAAACGGGTATTTTGCAGGTGGTGGTGGTGGTGGGAATAGGCAGCTTGATGAGATGCCAGCAGGAAGTGCTGGAGTCGGCGGAAACGGCGGCGGCGGAGACGGCGCAAATGACGGCGGGCTGAGCACCCCGACAGCAGGCGCTGCGAACACAGGTGGCGGTGGCGGCGGCGCAGGCAGTGGCACTACAACTGTTGGCGGAGCAGGCGGCTCAGGTATCGTCCTGATCCGGTACAAGCTCTGATGCCCCTCAAGCGCTGCACGTCCAAGGGTAAGAAAGGCTACCAATACGGCAGCCAGAAGTGTTATACCGGCCCCAGCGCCCGGTCGAAGGCGGTCAAGCAGATGCGGGCGATCAAGGCCAACAGGAGGCGGTGATGCTGACACCGTTGCAGTTCAGACCAGGGGTGATCCGAGACGTGCCGGCGTATGCCGCCAAGGGCAACTGGTACGACTGCAACCTGGTGCGCTTTCGTCTTGGCCTGCCGGAGTCGATGGGCGGCTGGCAGCAGGTACTGCCGGACCAGTACCAAGGCAGCATCCGTTCGATGCACGTCTGGTTCAACCTGCAGACCGCCCGCCGTCTGGGGTTTGGAACCCACCTCAAGTACTACCTTGAAGCCGGTCAGTCGCTGTACGACATCACCCCGGTCCGCGCCACCTCGACGCTGTCCAGCGACCCGCTGGCCGTGACGACTGGATCCACCACGCTGACCGTGACCGACACCGCGCACGGTGCGTCTGAGAACGCTTTTGTGACGTTCAACAACGCGACCGGCATTGGCAACGTCACGCCGGCGATGCTGAACACCGAGCATCAGATCGTCAACATCGTTGACGGCAACACTTACCAAATCGAGCTTCCGGTCGCTGCAAGCGTCACCGACGCCAGCTTTGGCGGAACGCCGTCGGCTGCGTATCAGATTAACCCGGGGCTGGACACGCAGGTCGGTGGAGCCGGGTGGGGCGCCGGGCCGTGGAACACCGAAACCTGGGGCGCGGAGTTCGACTTCAACGTCGAGCAGACACTGCGGATCTGGACCCAGGACAACTTTGGTGAAGACCTGATCTTCAACGTCCGCGATGGCAACATCTATTACTGGGACAACTCTGCCGGGCTGACTGGGACCGGAGTCGGCCTGTCTACACTGGCCGGGGCGGAAGCCTCGACGCCGACGATCGCCCGGCAGGTGCTGGTCTCGGACCGGGACCGGCATGTCATCGCTTTCGGCGCGAACCAGGGCGGCAGCACCGCTCAGGATCCGATGTTGATTCGCTTTTCCGACCAGGAGGATCCGCTGACGTGGACACCGACGGCGACCAACACCGCCGGTGACCTGCGGCTTGGCAGCGGCAGTCGGATTGTCCGAGCGATCGAGACCAAGCGAGAGATCCTTGTCTGGACTGACTCCGCGCTGTATTCGATGCAGTTCATCGGCCCGCCGTTCACGTTCGGTGTGCAGCAGATCAGCTCAGGCGTCACGCAGCAGGGGTTCAACAGCTATGTGGCGGCCGAGGACAACGTGTTCTGGATGGGCAAGGCGTCTTTCTTCGTGTACTCCGGGCAGGTGCAGGAGCTGCCGTGCCCGGTGAAAGACTACATCTTTTCTGACTTCAACGCTTTGCAGTCGGACAAGGTCTACGCCGGCACCATCAGCGAGTTTTCCGAGGTCATCTGGTTCTACCCGTCGGCGAACAGCGACGAGAACGACCGGTACGTCATCTTCAACTACCAGGACAAAGCCTGGTACTTCGGCCAGCTGTCGCGCACCGCGTGGATGGACTGCTGCCCGGAACCCTTCCCGGTTGCGGCTGGAACAGACCACCGGCTGTATTACCACGAGAACGGGGTCAACGACGGCAGCACCATTCCGCCCAGTCCGCTGAACGCCTACATCGAGTCAACGCCGCTGGACATCAGCAACGGCGAGAGCTTGATGTTCGTGAACCGGATCCTGCCGGACGTGACGTTCAGCGACAGCAGCA